CCTGGTGGGTCAAAAGGTGGAGGAAGACCTGGACAAGATGCTACATTCTACGGCGGTGGCGGCGGCGGTTCCAGTGTTGAAAAACAAGGTCCTGATTATCTATACGTTGGTCCTTACGGAAATGGCTACCAGGGTGTTTGTTATGTTAGATATATTCCAATAACAGGATATGATGTTAATTGGAAGAACTATGATAATACACTTTTAGAAAGTGACAAATATATTTATGGTGATACACCTACTTATGATGGACCATTACCAGTTAGAGAACCTGATACTGAAAGATATATCTTTACAGGTTGGACACCAACTGTTGCACCTGTAACTGCTAATCAGAATTACACAGCAATCTATTCAACAAGTAGTAGTGATTTTACAATTACTTATTCAGGATTAACAACTCCAGGTTCTGTATCAAAAGAACGTTCAAACTATATTAAAGTTGGAAACACTTATAATAACTTAAGCAGTGGAACTATGACCTCATCATTAGGAGATACTGTTTCATTCCATCTAGTAACATTTGGTGGAGGTATGATTAACCACGCAGGTATTTACTTTAATGGAACACAAGTTTCTTATCAAAATAGTGTTGGTTATAGAGATGCTGTTGCTGAATATACTATTGATGAATTATGGGCTGATATTACAGTAACAGTCACACATTATGGTAATGGTGATGTTAGAATGGACATCAACTACATATAAAAATCATTGTATTTTATATTATAAAAGGGGTACCGAGTAGGTACAACTTTTCTTATTACATAGGAGGGTCATTTTAAATAATGGAACTAGCAGAAAACAAAACAACCGAGGCAGTAGAAAATACTGAATCAACTAACACTGAAAAGACCTATACCCAAGCAGAAGTAGATGCTTTACTTCAGCAGGAAGGTGATAGAAGAGTTTCCAGTGCTTTAAAGAAACAAGAAGCAAAGATGGCTGAAAGGCTAAAAGAAGCACAGAAGGTTGCTGCCATGAATGAGCAACAGAAGTATGAATATGAACTCGAACAAAGAGAAAAGATAGTTGCTGAAAAAGAAAAAGAATTAGCCTTATCAGAAATGAAAAACACTGCTTCAAAGATTTTAAGTGAAAAAGGCATCTCACTTTCATTAGTAGATTTTGTAGTTAATGAAGATGCCGAAGTCACCAACGCAAATATAAACTTATTGGATAAAGCATTCAAACAGTCAGTGAAAGAAGAAGTTGAAAGAAGATTAGCCAGTAAAGTTCCTATGAAGTCTTTACCTACTGATACAAGTCAGATTACTAAGGAGCAATTCTCTAAATTAAGTATTGCTGAATTAAGTAGGTTAAAGCAGGAACAGCCTGAATTGTTTAATGAATTATCCACAAAATAAATTAAACAGAAGGAGAATAAACAAATGTCAAAATATGATGGCTTAAACATCTACCCATTCGATAATGAGGTAGTAGAAATTAGATTAGAAAACCAGCTTATCACAATGTTAGATTTAGAACAGTTTGCTACACCAGATTATTCTTTATCTGAAAATGCTGGCATGAAGAAGAAGATTAGAAAGTACTCAGGCACAGGCTCTGTCCAGGAAGTTGCTATGGGTGCTGGTAACACACAGACCATGGGTGCTGGCTTCGTTGAAGAAGAATATGAAGTTGGAACAACCCAGGGTAAGGGTCAGTACTATGATGAACAGTTAATGGATGACCCAGCAGTTATTGACAAGTTAGTTCAGTACATGAGCGAAGAAATGATTAATGATGTTCGTAGAAAAATCGTTGCTGAGATGGGCAAGACTTCTCATAAGATTTTTGGTGCTACATTTGGATTCGATGTTGTTAGTGATGCAATCGCTTCATTCCCAAACGAAGGTACAGAAAATGAACAGTTATTCTTATTAATCAACCGTGGTGATTCTTCTCTTTGGAGAAAGGCTCTCGCAGATGACCTCAAGTATGTAGAAGCATTCGTTCGTAGAGGATATATTGGCACAGTATGTGGTGTTCCAATGTATTGGTCAGATGCAGTTTCATCAGGTTGTGCATTCTTAGGTACTCGTGAAGCTGTTACTGAATTCATTAAGAAGGGTGTAGAAGTTGAAAGAGAAAGAGATGCTAACCTCCGTAGAAACGATTTATATATCCGTAAGGTTATGTTAGTTGCTTTAACAAATGATGCTAAGATGATTGAAATCATGGCTGCTGACCCAACAGAAGGTTATGAAGTATTAGCTTCTCAGCCACAAGATTGGGCTACAAAGTACAATGATTACTACACATTAGATGTTGTTAATGCTGAGATGGTTAAGAATGACTTCGATGCCGCACCTGAATTCGTAGCAAATAAGTTCTGGGCTGCAGAGATTTAATAAGATTAATTAACAGGAGGATAACCGATGTTAACAAAGATTAAATTATTATTAGGATTATCCTCAACGGATAACGATGAATTATTATTATTCCTCATTGAAAAAGCCGAAGATGAAGTAAGAAATTACTGTCATACTGACAATATTATAGGATTGGATAATGCTATCTGTGATATGGTAGTTTATCAATACAACCGTATAGGTACAGAAGGGTTAAGCAAAGAGGTATATTCAGGTATTAATTATGACTATACCTCTGACTACCCTGAATCAATTATCAGACAACTCAAGGCTCATAGAAGATTAGTTGTTCTTTAGAGGTAATATGCCAGCAATTAATAGAGATTGGATTTATGTTACCAAGTTAACCTATACAAATACCCTTGATGAATATGGTCAGAAAAGGCAAGAGGTTCCTGTACAAAGTGATTTAAAGGTCATTTGGAAATTATACAATCAGGTAAATGTAAATAATCCAACATTCGTTGATATTGATGTTATCTGTTTAACAAAAGATGATTCAGTAACTAATAAGAATCAAATTGTTAAGGATAACGAAATATATAACGTAATGCAGATTATTCCTGGTAAGTATAATCAATTATTCCTTAAAAAGTCATAATGAAGCTAAATGATTTTGAGGTTAAGTTAAAGAATCTATCAAAGATAAGCCTTAACCTCCCTTTAGAAAAGGCATGTTTATTAGTAGAAAATGCTGCTAAAGAAAATGCTCCAGTGTCTACAGGTAACCTAAGAAGAAGTATTACTCATGAAATAAATGGCAATGAAGGAATCATAGGTACTAATGTTGAGTATGCACCGTATGTGGAATTCGGTACAGGCCTATTCGCAACAGATGGAAATGGAAGAGATACTCCTTGGAAGTATCAGACTGCAGATGGTCAATGGTATACAACCAAAGGACAGAAACCTCAACCATTTTTAGGACCAGCATTAGAATTAAACAAAGACAAAATATTAGATATTTTTATACAAGCTATACAGGAGGAGCTAAAGAAATAATGTTAGATGTTAAACCAGAAGTATTTGAATCACTAAAGACTGTGTTACCAACATACTATGAATTATTCGTAGATAGCAATGTTTCAATCCCCTGTATTACATATTTTGAATATAACAATGTTCAAAATGAAACAGGAGACACAATGGTATATTCCGAGGTAACCTATTGTGTCAAAGTATGGGGTCATTCAATTAAAGATGTATCTGAATACTCAGTACAGGCTGATGCTGTAATGAGAGAAAACGGATATAGAAGAATCAGTTCAACAGAATTAGCACAGAATGACCTTATCTGTAAAACAACTCTTTACAGAGCACTCGGATTAGAAACGAAGGAGATTTAATCAATGGCAGGAATATTAACAAAAGGGATTAAGTTTAGTGTTGCTGAATATACAGGTACTACATTAGGTAGCTATTCTGAAGTTGCCAATTTACAGGAAATTCCATCATTAGGTGGTGCTCCTGAAAAGGTAGATGTAACAACCCTTGCAGATGATTCATTCCATTATATTAATGGATTAAAGGACTATGGTGACTTAGAGTTCACATTCTTATACGATAATAGTTCAGCTACTTCTAACTACAGAGTATTAAAGGACCTTGAGGGTGATGTTGTTTCAGTTAAGATTGAATTACCAGATACAACAGCATTCGTATTTGATGCTCAGTTAGCAGTATCATTAAATGAAGCAGGTGTAAATGCTGCTTTAACATTCACAGTATCTGCTGCTTTACAGTCAGATATTACAGTTACTAACCCAGCTTAAGAGGTAGGTTTTCTACCTCTTTCTGAGGTACTTAATTAAAGGAGACTTATATGGTTGTATTAAAAATAAATGATAAAGATTATTCTCTGAGATTATCAACTAAGAGATGTGTAGAAACTGAAAAGAGATTAGGAAAGAACCCATTGAATGTATTCATGGAAACATCTGAAACTGCAATACCCAGTATAGGTGAATTAATGATAATACTTCATGAGTGTTTATTAGACCTTAACCACAATTTAAAAATTGAAGATGTTTATGACCTTTATGATGAATGGTGCCAAGAGGATGGTA